GAAGAAGAAGCGGCAAAAATTGAGCGTTACAATCAACAGGTGCAAGCAGCTTGGAATCAGGAAGAAAAAGCGTTTTTTGAGCAACCTGAAAACAAGAAGTTTTTAGAAAGCCCACGCATGATGAAGGCCTTAAATGAAATTGTTATTGAGTTGCAGCAGCAGCCAAACCTAACACCAAAAGACTTTAATAAACTGCTTAAAGATGCGCGAAATTCCTACGTTCAAGAGTTTGGTGAGTTTTATCAGGGTGCAAAACAACCTGAATATAAGTCACAACCAACAAAACCACAGCCACGAAAAGTAGAACCACCAAAAACATTGGCTCATGTACCTGTTGCAGAGCCAAACAATGTATTGGATGGGCGTTTTGCAGTGCTTGATAACATCAAAGACCCCGAACAATTAGAAAAAGCGATTGCTCGTATGAGTCAGTCAGACAGGGATGCTTATTTGCGTGGCGCAGCATAGGTAAATAAACATGATGCACGTTGATTTGAAGATTGGTGAGTCAATAAAAATAGGTGAGGCTATCTTAAAGCTTGATGATAAATCGGGGAAAGTCGTCAGGTTATCAATTGATGCTGATAGAGCCATTCCTATTCAGCGTGTAAAAGATGAAAAAACCGTACATTCTAATAGTAAAAAACTATAAAAAATACAAATTTAATTGATTTTATTTATAGTTTAAGCTAATAATTAATCATCTCAGCGCAGGAGTGCCGAGTGATTGTTTTTAACATTCACTTTGGAGACTCTTATGTCATCTACAGTTATTCCATTTGGCGACCCTAAAGCCCAAAAACGCTGGTCTGCCACCCTTGCCAATGATGTCGAAACCGAAAGCTATTTTTCTAAGTTTATCGGCACAGGTAAAAACAACATCATCGAGCGCAAAACCGAATTAGAAGGTGAAAAAGGCGACCGCATTTCATTTGATTTGTCTGTTCGTTTGCGTCAAAAACCGACTTATGGTGATGAGCGTGTCGAAGGCAAAGAAGAAGGTTTACGTTTTCATACTGACGAAGTCATCATTGACCAAGTTCGTCATGCGGTATCTTGTGGCGGTCAAATGACCCAACAACGCTCTGCTCACAATTTGCGTGAAGTAGGCCGTGAAAAGTTATCAGGCTATTTTGCACAAATTCTCGATGAATACTTGTTTATGTATTTGTCAGGTGCGCGTGGCATCAATGAAGATTTTATTGAGTCCACATCTTTTGCTGGGTTCGGTGGTAATTCCTTCCAAGCTCCTGATAGCGACCATATTTTATATGGTGCGGTAGGTGCAGCAAAAGCCACACTGACTGCTTCTGACAAAATGACATCGGCTGTCATTGAACGTGCAAAAGTTCAGGCAAATATGATGCAAGCGCGTAAGCCTGAGCTAGCAAACATGGTTCCCGTGACAAATGGCTCTAATAAGCAATACGTTTGTGTAATGAGCGAAGACCAAGCTTACGATATGCGTACTGCTGATACTAACGGTTGGGCAAAATATCAAGCTGCCGCTGCTGGTGCAGAAGGTCGTAATAACCCAATCTTTAAGGGTGGTTTGGGTTTAATCAATGATGTTGTGTTGCATTGCCATCGTAACGTAGTTCGTTTTAGTGATTACGGCGCAGGTAGTAATGTTGCTGCTGCTCGTGCGTTGTTCATGGGTCGCCAAGCTGCTGTTATTGCATACGGTACGGCAAAAAACACACAAATGCGCTATGACTGGAAAGAAGAAATGGCCGACTTTGGCAATGAGCCAAAAATCGCGTCAGGCTTCATTGCAGGCATTAAGAAAACACGTTTTAACGGCAAAGACTTCGGTGTTATCAGCATTGATACTGCTGCCAAAGACCCTAATGTTGCCTAATAAGTAGCTATTAACTAATTTGGAGTAAATATCATGCCTGTTGTTACTGCTGTATCACAGTTTTCTAAAGGTGTTCTGCCAGTTGCCAATGGTGATTGTGCCAGTGATGTAATCTCACAAGACTACTTCATTGACTTAACTACTGGTCAGCAAGTGCTTAACAATATCTTTGATTTGGGTGTATTGCCTGCTTATCATACAATTTCAGATGCCATTCTGATTTGTGATGATTTAGATTCTAACGGCTCACCTGCAATCACGTTAGATGTTGGTTTGTTGACTGGCACAGTTGGCGATGCAACAAATAGTCGTACTTGTGGTGCTGAGATTTTCAGTGCTTCTACGGCTGCACAGACTGGTGCTGTTGCGCGTCCTACCCTGAAAACTGCCTTTAATATCTTGCCAACTGGTTCTGACCGTTCTATTGGTTTGAAGATTGCTGCCGCCCCTGCAACGGCTGTTGCTGGTCGTGTTCGCTTGCGCGTGTTCATGCACCAATCCGATTCCACTGTTCAGTTCTAAACCAAAAAGGCCAGCGTAAAAAACTGGCCTTAATTCTTTGTGAGTAAAAACATGAAGCTCTCTTGTCCTGTCATTCGTGAAGGTGGTTCGTTTGTTGAGTTGTGGGGTAC